ATACTAAATAAAAAGGTATATTACGAACTTCGCAAAGAGGCGGCTGGATTCTCTAAGCAGTGTATAGATATAGAGAATACAGTCGCTAGTATACTCAAAGAACAGGAAGATCATGGCTTCTTACTAGATCAGAAGGCAGGTACTATCTTACTGGCAGAACTCCAAGAAGAGATGGACAAAGTTACATCTGAGGTTAAGAAGAGATTTAAACCAAAGATAGAAAAGCTAGAGATATTTAGAAGGAGAACTAAAACAGGTGCTATCTCTAGAATGGGAGAGACACTAGAAGGTAAAGGTGTCAGGCTAACTGGTGAAGACTTTCAAGAACTAAAGAAGAAAGGCTCCATCATAAGAGAGAAGCGTATAGAGTTTAATTTAGGATCTCGAAAGCAGATAGGAGAGTATCTACAGGAGTTCGGTTGGAAGCCTAAGAAGTTTACTCCCACGGGTCAGCCAATGGTTGATGAAAAGATATTATCCAATGTAAAGAATATACCAGAGGCATCACTTATAGCTAAGTATCTGATGCTTCAAAAGCGAATAGCTCAAGTGAACGCATGGTTCAAAGAGCTAGGAGAAGATGGCAGAGTTCATGGTTTTGTTAATCATAATGGCACTGTCACTGGTAGAATGACTCACAGGAACCCCAACATGGCTCAAGTTCCTAACTGTTCCGCTCCTTACGGTAAGGAATGTAGAGCCTGTTGGGTAGTTCCTCCTAATTACAAATTAGTAGGGATTGATGCCAGCGGATTGGAGCTTAGGATGCTGGCTCATTATATGAATGATGAGGGGTTTATAGATGAAATACTCAATGGAGACATACACACAGCTAATCAAAGACTTGCAGGACTTGAATCAAGAAATCAGGCTAAGACATTCATCTATGCACTTATATACGGAGCAGGAGATGAAAAAATCGGCACAGTGGTTGGAGGAAACAAAAAAGATGGCAGGAGACTTAGAGAATCTTTCCTCAATAATCTCCCATCATTTAGAACTCTTATCTATAAGGTATCAAGAGCAGCTACAAAAGGCTTCCTGAAAGGATTAGATGGCAGAAAGATAAAAGTAAGATCGCAACACAGTGCCTTAAATGCTCTTCTTCAGGGTGGTGGGGCTATCGTTATGAAGAAAGCACTGATGATATTTCATGAAGAGATACAGCAGTACGGTGCTGTTGTAGTAGGAAACATACATGATGAGTGGCAGGTAGAAGTACCTTGGCAACACGCTGATGAAGTTGGTAAAGCAGGTGTCAGAGCGATTATACAAGCTGGTAAATATCTAGAACTTAAATGTCCTTTAGATGGTGAATATAAAGTAGGAGACAACTGGAGTGAAACACATTAAAAAATATGGTAAGTATGAGTACACGGTTTCGGGTGAAGAATATGCTTGTGATGATTGCTGGTTTCCAGTTGAAGTCATAAATACTAAAAGTGTTCGATATGCTGTAGACGCTTATCATTCTGCCCTAGAAGATCCATCTATAGAAAAAGTTAGGTTGAAGTTTTGTGTTATAAAAGATAAGAAAAAAGATGAGTATCCTGTATACAACTTGTGTATTTGGTCAGGAGAAGAGACTCTATCACATTATGAGAGATCTTCTTATGAAGATTAAACATGATCCAAATAGAGTTGGTGATCTAGCAGAACATTACGCTATTACTTGGTTGTGGGATAATGGCTATCATGTCTTTAAAAACTGTGGATGCACAGGCCCAGTTGACATTGTTGCTTTAGCTCCTGATGGTAAGATAACTCTGATTGATGTTAAATCATATAAGGATTCTAGGCTGTCCTCTAAAACAAATGAACAGAAAAAATTAGGAGTACAATATCTACACTACAATTCAAACACCCGTAAATGTAGATTTGTGAAACACAAAGATGAAATCCCTAAGTAATTTAATAGAAGATATATATAAAAACATACAGCCTATATGTGATGGCGAGTCTCTGGACTTATCTGAAGAGCAGATAGATAAGTTTGGAGAAGACATGAAGAGTGTTTTGCGTAACTGGTCTAATCCCTCTGTTAGAGACTCTAGGTTCACATTAAGAATGTCTAACGTAGGAAAGCCTCTGCGTCAGCTGTGGTACGACAGCAAAAGCGAGATTAATTCTCCTGTTACTCCAATTACAATGATCAAGTTTTTATATGGACATATACTTGAAGAAGTTGTTTTAATGCTTGCTAGATTATCTGGACATGAAGTATCAGATGAGCAAAAAGAAGTTACTGTTAATAATGTTAAGGGCCATATGGACTGTAAGATTGACGGTGAGGTTGTAGATGTAAAAACTGCATCATCTTTTGCATTTAAGAAGTTTAAATATGGAACGCTGCCTGATGATGATCCTTTTGGATACATCTCTCAGCTTTCAGGCTATGAACAGTCAGAAGGCACTACAGGTGGTGGATTCCTTGTTATCAATAAAGAAACAGGAGAGCTTACCTTCTATGCTCCCGATGAATTTGATAAGATTGATACAAGCAAAAGAATAAAAACTATTAGGAAAGCATTCAAGTCTAAAACTCCTCCCGACAAGTGTTATCCAGAAGTTCCTGAAGGCACTAAAGGCAACATGAAGATACACAGGGGATGCTCTTATTGTCCACATAAGTTTATATGCCATGCAGATTCTAATGATGGTCAGGGGCTAAGAGGATTTAGATATGCAAAAGGCGTAGTTTATTTTACTAAAGTTGTTAAAGAGCCTAATGTAGAGGAAGTTCTGTGAACGGTAGAAAGAGTAAACTTTGTCGTAGATTAGGCAAGGAGATGGCGTTAGAGTGGTTGAAAACTCTAGTGAGTGAAGAAGAGGCAAAGCAGATAAACAGTAGTAATTTTATGCCTCTCATGCCTAAACAGACACATATAATGAATGAAGGTCAGATGCGTTTGATGCCTAATAGCATTAAGTGGTTCTATAAAAGAGTAAAAGAATACGGTGTCAACGAAATCGAAAATAGAAAACTTAGAATCACTACAGCTTGATGAGCTTATTATCTCTGTCAGCGCGTACTTGTTATCACAAGATGGTAATCTCAGTGGTATACCTGATGTTGTCATAGAGAGGCTCTGCGACTTAGCCGACTATGAATTAGTTTTAAGATCGGAGAGTCCTTTACATTGAGCAAGTCTAGAATAAGAAAAGGCTACAGGAAGAATAGAGTTAAGCGTCCTGTAGAGAAAGATGTTCCTACCAATTATGATTCCATTTGGGAATATAACTTGCATAATGGTCTTCTGAAAAACTGGAAGCATCATGGCGAGAAAGTTCCCTATGTAGTTAATCATACTTATCACCCAGACTTCAGCAAGAAAATAGGTAGAAAGACTTACCTTATTGAAGCTAAAGGAAGATTCTGGGACTACGCTGAGTTCAGTAAATACCTTTGGATTAAGAAAGCACTACCTAAAAATGTAGAGCTAGTGTTTTTATTTGCTAATCCAGCTGCCCCTATGCCACAGGCTAAACGCAGAAAAGATGGTACTAAACGTAGTCATGCTGAGTGGGCAGCAGCCAATGGCTTCAAGTGGTTTAGTGAAGAGAGTATACCTGATGATTGGATTGATAAAAAATACAGAGAGAGTGAGCAGTTTAAGAAAGAGTACTTTGATATAGATAAGGAGCAAGAATGAGTGATTCAGTAAACAAACCAGCACACTACAACAATGGCCCTGTGGAGTGTATCGAAGCCATAGAGAGTATGCTTACGAGTGAAGAATACATAGGGTATTTAAGAGGCAATAGTTTAAAGTACAGATGGAGGTTTAGATATAAAAATGGGATAGAAGATTTACGCAAGGCAAGATGGTACGAAGAGAGACTTATAAAATTCATGGAAGTAAATGGATTATGACTACTAAAATTGGCATACAAGATTATAAAGGTATAAAGATAGATTACTCCCGTGAGTCTTTGCTGGGAGACTTTGCAATAGCGACCCTGAAAGATAGATACTTTTGGGATAAAGAAGAATATGCCCAAGAAGCGTTTGCTAGGGCAGCAATATTTGGAGCAACTTATGGTGAAACTACTGACTACGCTTTGGCACAACGGCTTTATGACTATAGTAGCCTACTTTGGTTCATGTTTAGCACTCCTATACTTAGTAACGGGGGTACAAGCCGTGGGCTTCCTATCAGCTGTTTTCTTAATTATGTTCCTGATTCCCGTTTTGGTTTATCTAATCACTATGATGAGAACATATGGCTTGCAAGTGGAGGTGGAGGCATTGGTGGATACTGGGGTGATGTTCGCAGTAACGGCGTGGATACTTCTAATGGCAGCAAGTCAACTGGTTCAATTCCATTCATGCATGTAGTTGATAGTCAGATGCTGGCTTTCAATCAGGGAGTTACCCGGAGAGGAAGCTACGCTGCATATATGAATATATCTCACCCAGAGATAGAAGAATTTATAAATATGCGTAAGACCACTGGCGGTGATATAAATAGGAAATGCTTAAATTTACATAACGGTGTCAATATAACTGATGCTTTTCTAGAGGCTGTGAAGTGTGATGACGATTGGAGACTCATTGACCCTAAAACAAACACAGCTATAAAGACTGTATCAGCCAGAGATCTTTGGTGGCTTCTAATATCTACTAGGGCAGAAACAGGTGAGCCTTACATCATAAATATAGATAGATGTAATGAGAGCTTGCCTGATGAGCAGAAAGCACTAGGCTTAGATATAAAGCAAAGTAATCTCTGTTCTGAGATAACACTAGCAACATCAGAGGATCGTACAGCTGTGTGCTGTCTGTCTAGTGTAAATCTAGAGTACTTTGATGATTGGTCTGTTGTAGACACATTCATACCTGACCTAATCACTATGCTAGATAATGTAATCCAACACTTTATAAACCACTCTCTCGATAGCTCTTGGCCTAACCACAATGAATATATGCGAGATAAGTCCTTGAGCTACTCTCAGTTTAAAGATATTTGTAGAGAAGATAGGATAGGTTATTCAAAAGCTGCGTATTCAGCTTATCGTGAAAGATCTCTGGGGCTAGGGGCTATGGGATTTCACAGCTATTTACAGAAGAATAACATAGCCTTTGAGAGTATGTATGCTGCATCATTTAATCATAAATCTTTTTCTTTGATAAAAGATCGGGCTGCTGCTGCATCACGTAGTTTAGCTGAAGAGCGTGGGGAAGCTCCAGACATGATGGGTAGCGGCAAACGCAATGCCCATCTACTAGCTGTTGCTCCAAATGCCTCAAGCTCTATCATCTGTGGTGTTACAAGCCCCTCTATAGAACCTTTCAGAGCCAATACTTTCACCCACAAAACACTATCTGGTAGTTTTAGGGTGAAGAATAAGTACTTAGACAAAGTATTGAAGTCAGCTTTTCCAACCAAGGAAGAGCGAGATAAGGTATGGAAAGATATAGCTGCCCATGATGGGTCTGTGCAGCACATAGAGGAACTATCTGATGATGTTAAAGAAGTCTTTAAGACTGCCCCTGAGATAAATCAGATATGGCTCATAGAACACGCTACAAACAGGCAGAAATACATATGCCAAAGCCAAAGCGTTAATCTATTCTTTGTGCCTCCAAAGTCTACGGCAGATCAAGATACTCATGACGCATACCTACAGTATGTAAATGATGTACACTGGGCAGGAGCAAAGAACCTGAAGTCTATGTATTATCTCAGGTCTGATGCAGCTAGATCAGCTGAGAATGTAAACGTAAAAATACCAAGAATAAACCTATCAGATTCGGAGTGTTTGAGTTGTGAAGGCTAGTGTAGTAGAGGTTAAATGGGAGGACGCTTGGATTGATACGCAAGACATATTAATATCTGATGCTAAATCTCTTAAACCTGTTATTAGATCAACTGTTGGGTGGTTAGTATCCGATAACGAAAATGAAATTATACTTTCTACAGATGTGTATCATAGTTTTAAAGAAAGAGAATATGTAAATTCAATAATGGTTATTCCAAAGGGAATGATTATTGATTATTGGGAGTATGAGTTTAATGTTACTAGCTGATGGTTTTGAAAAGGCTTTTATAGGAGTTGGAAAACGCTGCGGTCAACCGGACATTGCCGTTTATGATCAATTAAAATGTATTGATATTTTAGAAAAAAGAGATGGCATGACGATTGATGAAGCTGAAGAGTTTTTTGAGTTTAATGTATTAGGGTCTTGGGTTGGCGAACAGACTCCCCTATTTTTGGATACGGAAAAGGAAAAATAAAATGAGCTTACTATCAACGCGAGACTACTACAAACCTTTTGATCATCCTTGGATGTTCGATTATTACTTTCAGCAGAACCAAATGCACTGGTTCCCTGAAGATGTGCCGCTGCATAATGATGTGAAAGATTGGCAAGATATGTCAGACCAAGAAAAGAATCTGCTAACACAGATATTTAGGCTCTTCACACAGTCAGATGTAGATGTAGGAGCAGGTTATATTGATAGGTATATGCGTATCTTCAAGAAGCCTGAAGCCCGAATGATGATGGGTTCTTTTGCCAACATGGAGTCCATACATCAACACGCCTATAGTCTTCTCTTAGATACTGTTGGTATGCCAGAGGTAGAGTACAAAGCCTTTGCAGAGTATGAAGAGATGTCTGATAAGCATGAGTACATCAATGATCTGAAGATCTCCAAGACAGATAAGAAGTCTATTGCTAAGAACTTGGCGGTATACAGTGCCTTTACAGAGGGACTACAGCTATTTAGTAGCTTTGTAATCCTTCTTAACTTCCCTCGCTTTGGTAAGATGAAGGGCATGGGACAGATTGTAAGCTACAGCATCAAGGATGAGTCACTTCATGTTGAGGCTATGACAAAGCTGTTTAGAGAGTTTATACAAGAGAATATTGATATATGGACTGATGATTTTAAGAAAGAAATATATCAGTCCTGTAGGGAGATGGTGGATCTAGAGCAGAAGTTCTTAGATTTAGTGTTTGAAATGGGTGACATACCGGGACTAACAAGGAAAGAGATGTCAGATTATGTGCAGTATATAGCTGACAGACGCTTGTTGCAGCTTGGTCTCAAGCCTAACTATAAAGTAAAAGAGAACCCACTTGATTGGCTGGATGATGTGCTAGGTGTAGAGCATCAGAACTTCTTTGAGGGCAGAGCAACTGCATACATGAAGGCTGGATTGAGGGGTAATCAACAAGGAATTATCTTCTCGTGAAAACAGGGAATATTATATCTCTAGCTATTCAACTAGGTACAGACGGGAATGTGTATTCCGAAATGTCTCAGCTACCTATTGAAGAGATAGATGGTATATTTAAAGATAAATATGAGGCATCTCTAGTAAAAACTATACATAAGTTTATGAATAGAAAATTTAGAGATGCTTCAATATCTTTAGAGAAAGAACTACAGGCTGTAACATCTACTCTCAAGTAGGGTAGGTGTTGTATCGTATCATATCAGTGACTTCGGTGGCTCTGGAGCCTACCTGTCTAGCCCATTTTGAGTCCATGAACTCGTCAGCAGCCCTCTCATACTGCTTTTCTTCCATATAACTCAGAGCTTTCACAAACTTAGATAGGGAATAGACACCCATATTGAAAGCTAGATTCAATATAGCATCCCTTCTAGCCCCATCTAGGTATTTATAGAAAGAAAACTTGTCTAATAGCTGCTCATGGAAGCTGTGTATATCATTATTTAACAGATATATTGCTTCTTCTTTTGTAATGCCTCTATCTTCTAAGTTCCTACCAATACCTATTGTTAATTTGCCAGATGTACAGTGATAGGGCTTTAGCTTTATACCTTCATGCCTGATTAGTAAATCAATCAGCCCCATTTTCACGCTCTAATTTAATTTTGTTATATCCCTCTTCATCAAGATGAGTGACAGCGATCCAAGCGTGAGACATTTCATCTCCTGTGCGACTACCTCCATACACCCATTGATCAGGATCAGGGTTGTTAGGGTTGTCAGCTGTGTTGTCGTACCATTGCTTTATTACTAATACCTCTCCTACACGCAATAAAGGAGCCTCTGAAGGGCTGTAAATATGGCTATGATGCCATGTGGCACTCCAGTTAGATATTTGACTGACAGGTTTTGTATGCCCCGTAAATGGGTTAAGTATCTCTAGTGATGCAGCGTTCATACGGAGATGACCGTGTGGCTGAAAGCTATCTATCCTTACGGGATGGTCAAAGCTGTGAAAGCCTTGAGTCATGGCATAGCCATGTGGGGGTACAATGAGATGACCATTTTCATAGCCTTCTCTTAACGGGTATAGTCTTAGGTCTTGCTTGTAAACGTCATTAACTTCTTCGTAGTCCTCATCATGGAACCACAAGCCAATCTCTACTACATTATCCTTAATCATGTCTCCTTCGGCTGTAGCTCCTACGCCTCCGGGGAACATATGGATGTCCCAACGGACTAGAGAATTGGCTGGAAATATACGGCATACCCCCTTGGGCATGACCTCTCCCCATTTTCCCATTGCATACTCAGTAAGCTGCCCATATTGTTGCAACTCACCTTCACTGTCATACATATAAATATCTGAGTTAGCATGGTGTACAACCGCTGCTGCATCTCCTCTGGGCTTTACTTGCACAGCTTTGATACATCTAGACTCTGATAACTGTGGGTCAGTAAACTCTTTACTCCAGAGATCATTGCCATTTGCAGGAATGTCATATGGAGAAGAGGGAATCACAAGATCTGGAGAGCCAAACTCAGGCTCAAAGTTCCATGCGTCTAGACTAGGAAGCTCTGGAGGCTGTACAATACGATCTATATCTCCGTAGGGAGAGCCAGAGTTTACCCACTCTAGGATAGTGTCTATCTCTTCAGGTTTTAAACGCCAATCACCTTCTAGATTTTGGATACCTATATGATCATCATAAGCATATGGAGGCATCTCTCTGTTAGCTACCTTGTAAGCTATCAAAGGACTCCAAGGTTTGACTTGCTCATAGCCTTCAAAAGACATTGGCCCTATGCCACCCTGACGATGACAAACCAAGCATTTATTATTAATAATATCTGCTACATCATCAACATAGTCAATGTGTTGTGCAGAAACTGGTAGAGCTATAGCAGTCCAAATAGCCAGTAAAGTCTTTTTCATATTACCACCTGTCAAATAATTCATCAGCAGAACATTGAGGCTGAGACCTACAGTCTCTAACATTCATCTGAAACAGTCCTTGATTAACTCTATTATCAAACTCTATGGGAAAATTGTACTGTGCTGCGGAACAATTTGTTAAAAGTATTGGTATTATAATTAATTTTTTCATTATCTCCTTCTCATTAAATTAGAAATAGTTCCACCTTCAGAGAAAAGCTCTCTATTAGCAACTAAAGATTCATCTATCTCCATACCAAAAGACAAATCTGTCGCTATTTCTGACAATTCTTCGTCTTCTTCAGCATAAAGCGGTAGAGTAAACGCTGCGGGTAGTGCAAAAGCTATGTACTTTCCTTTGCGTTGTGCTTTGGCCCCTATTTTTCTAGCAGTCTTAATAACTAAAGGAGCTACTATAGTTTCATAAGCCTTCTGAATTTCTGGAGATCTAGACATAAACTCAGAAAGCCTTTCTCCTCGTTTTTCTACCATTTTATCGTTAATAAGAAATTGTATTTCATCTAGACCTTGTTCTTTAGCTTTAACAATTTCGTTATGAATTGCATTCTTCCAGACATTTATAGGGACTTTGGTTCCTTCATTAAAAACTTGATCTTTTTCTTCCGAAACTTGTGTCGCTGTCATGCCTTTTTCAGCATCTGTAATTTTTTCTTGTATATCACGCTCTTGTTTTCTAGCAGCAACTAATGCGTCCATTAACTCATTATTTCTAGTTAATAATGTTTTTACCTCTTCTGGAGCGTCAGGAGAAATAGTAGAACGACCTTCATAGTCAGAGCGTAACACAAATGTGTTAAACTCCTCTAATTTCAAATCTACATCCATAACATCATCTTCTATTTCTCCCAACTCATCATTTATCTTTTGAAATTTTTGTAATAGTTTTTGATAGGGACTTAATTTTTCAGGATCTAATGTAACTCTACTGTCTGACTGAATCTCATAAACTCTAGAGGCTTCTCCTCCAGTTATAGTTTTATCTCCAGATGCAAGATCTCCTCTAGTCCAGTAGACAAAATTTAAATCTTCAGAATAATCTAGACCTTTTACAAAATGTCCAGACTCAGTAGGGCGAGTAACTCTAGGATCAGAAAAATACCTAATAAAATATGTATTTAACTCAGCATCTTCTGGAACTACCTCACTGTACATTTCTTTAAAATCTGCGGGTCTTTTGTCTAATACTCTTTCAATTTCTTCTACTGCGGTTTGTCTTGCTCTTAAAGGTTCTTCAGGATTAAAAGCCGTATTTAAAAGATAACTTGTATATGAAAATGTAGGATCAGGGTTTTCTATATTTCGAAAATCCTCATCAGAAAATGCTTCCGCTAAGATTTCATCATTTTCTGCGTATTCTGCCTCCATACGAGGAGTAACCATTTCTGCTTCTCTTTCTAAATCTTCAGCAACTTCTTCTATTCTTTCTTGGGCTTGTAGATATGTGCTTTCTTCCTGTTTAAATACATCAGTCCTTCGAGCTTCTGCATTTTTTAAACCTTCAGCAGTAACAGCTTTATTGCCTGATCTTGTGGTTACTACATCTTTTTCGTCTACAAGATTCATAATGCCAGAGGCATCAATCTCGTCAGTTCTAACACCTTCAAGCTGAAGACGCTTTACCAATCTGCTAAACGGAATGTTTTGTCCTTGATCAGCTATCTTACCGACAGCCTCACTTAAAGCAGAAGTAAAAAACTTTCTAACTGGTTTTGCTAATTGTCCTGTAACAAAACCCTGCCTCTCTTCTTCATCTATAAATGCACCACCAGCTTGCTCGTTATATGGTATACCCGTCAAACGATCAACACGCTCATCAGGCTCTTCAGATGCATTAGGGACATCATAGACTTCACCACCTTTTCTAAACTCTACTCTTGTTTCTGTTTCAGCTGCAAAGAAACTATCTAGCATTTTATCTACTTCTCTAGCAGACATGGTGTAGTTATCTTTAAATTCTTTTCCGAATATTGCCTCAAAAGCACCAAAGCCCGGAGTTTTACGTGCAGCAAATTCAACTGGCCCTTGATAACCTCTACCTAAAGATACAAGATCCTGTACAAATGGCCCTGAAACTCCTAAAACTGGTGCAAAAACGGGTGCTTGTTCGGCGGCAAAGTCCATCCTACGAAACATATCTATATATGTTCCTCCTCCACCCCATCTCATGATGGCAGCACCATAAGGATTCTCGCCTTCTTCTTCGCTTTTTCCTCCCGTCCTTGCCCAGTTATTAAATCTAGCAACTTCTGTCATGATTATGCCAGCACCTAAAGTATTCAAAGCATTGCCTTGAGGATCTTTTATCATGCCCCTTAATGCACCTTTCAGAACAGTATTTGTAAATGCAGCAGGATATCCTAGTAGTTGGAAAAAAATAGAAGTTTTAGGATTAGAATGTAAAAGTGGTTTTAGTCCAGAAGCAGCTTCAGGATTTAAAATAACTTCATTAGTATAACGCCCTGCTGCTCTCTGAATATTTTTGTTAAAAGCATCATCAGCTTTCATTCCATTGTCGAACCAAGCCAGACCTTGATCTATATCAACTCCTAGCTCCATTAGTTCTCTTTTTTTATTTAGTATTCTTCGGCTGTCCTTTAATCCTCTATTAGCAGCTATAGTGGCTATATTGTCTGTAATTAAATTCTTACCAGTTATGTAAGAAGTCATTTGAACAAATTTTGTCCACTGGTCAAGAAAATTAGCCCTAAAGAAAGCATTGTTTATACCTCTTATTTTTGTATTAACAATAGCCTCTCCACCTAATCTATCAGCTACATCACCTGCTGCCTGATCCATAGCAATGCCTAGCTCTTGCATTTCTCTCCATATTTCAGGTTCAGTCAATCCTGAATCAGCTAAAAGGTTTTTGCTTTTAGTTGCTATAGTATCAAAGCCTTCACCCATAGCTCCTGAAAGACCTCTGTAACTATTTTTAAATCCAGCCTTACTTATATTAATAAATATCTCTGTTAAACTTGATAATGTGGCAAGAGGGAGAGTAGCTGTTCGAGTAGCCATAGTATAGGCATCTGCAACTGTTTGAATACCATTACCATATCTTTGAACACCCTCTCCTGTTATAGAGGAATATACCTTTGTTATATCATCAACAGCTTTTCCAATTAAAGGATCTCCTTTAAGACCAGCTTCAGCTAATTCATCTTGTATTCTTGGTATCCATATTTCTTGAAAGTCTTTTAAATTTCTAACACCTAATACATTTAGTTTAGCAATGCGTCTAGCCGACTGTATTCCATATTCATGTACAATTTTATTTAAATCGTTTTCTAAAAAATCCTTATATAAATTGTCATCTGAAATTTTATCTAATACTCTAGGCATTAAAAATATAGTGTCTGATGATCCTCCAGAATCTATTACTGAAACATTTTCAGACTTTC